TGCTGCAACTTCAGTATTAAATTCCCACGGCCCTTCTGGTAAATTCTTGTCCTTCATATGAACAAGTTTACGGCACTAATGCCTTCCAGGGCTACGTATCGTCACGATTAGCGTCTCTACACTCAATTCCATTGGCTTTATACATGGATCTGGTGTACTTGTTTGATTCTATTGCGAAATATTTTGAAGGGTCGTCTCCGTATTTTGGAAAGATCACTTCCTTCAGGTACTTGGCCTTTGCACGGTGAGCCCTTAGTGCACCTCTGCCACCTGGATCTTCCCAGGGGTTGAAGCACCAGTCGTCTGGCGTCCAACCAGTCTGGCTTTTAATTCTTTCTAAGGTCATGTCTTCATAAGCAACAGAACGTGCCGTCACCAGAACCACATGCTCATTTTTTAGAAGATCAACAATCCAAGGTCGGTACTCTTCGACATTCTGAACAAAGTTAGACATGGGTCGGTTCTTTTGCATCTCTTTAAAATTGCTTGACAGGGCGACATTGAGATCTTGAAGAATTATTCGCCCACTTGGGCCGAACACCACTTCGCCTTTATACCCTGGGCCACCTTCATTGAGGTTAAGTGCTGTTAGTTGTGCTTGCGCTTTCTTCTTGGTTTTGTGACAACCCATTAAACGACCACCATCTTTCTTAACAACGGCGTAGCCCGAGCATTTCGGGTGACTTTCTGTTATTCGGTAAGGCATACTCTTATCCTAGATGGCCATTTGGAGTCTCGCTGAGAAGGCATCGAGTGCCTGGTCAACCCTGTCCAAAGTGTCATTGGGGTATGGGAGCCCAAATTCGAACTCTATTGCCTCTTTTAATTCTTTTGGGTTAACAGGCAGGGGGTCCCGTGCGATGACTTGGACCAATTGATTTGGTTTATATAAATAAGATTCAACATCAGAGAACCCCTCACTCCATAATTCTTTCCATTCGTCAACTGTGAAATACTTTTGGGCCTTCGGATGCTTCATTAAATCGGCAACAATGACTCCTTCTTCATATCCAGCCGCAAAAGAGGAATCAAACTGGGTTTCATGGTTGGAAATATTGTCTTTCGCTCCTGTGGCCGCCAGGAAGCGATCTGATGAACGTGAGATAGCCCCTGCATAAATGGTACTCCTGGGGGTCGCTAAAGCGCTCACAATCGTTACTATGCGTCGTCTATCGGTAGAAAAAGGCACAGAATTGAGCACAGAGGCTAAAAATATCGAATCGAACTCCGTTCCCTCCGCGACCCTCTGTAAAAAGACATCCGTGATGTATCTTGCGGCCTCAATGTCAAATCCTGAGTCTTTACCACCCGTGTAATACGGCTCGAAGGCCACACAATCGACGTTCATTACGTCTCTCATCACTAAAGACTTGTCGAGAAGCCCTGCCCCAAAATCTAAAACGGTTTCTCCATACCACCTCTTCCATGCTGTGACATGTTTCTGGCTTTCTGGATTAAAAGTTGATGCTGCTCTTTGCGTCTTCCCTGACTTAGACATCGCTGAGATCAAATCACAACACATTGTCGGCATCAGGAACTCTTGTCTGTTTGATGCCCTTCTAAAAGAGTTGTATCTGAGAATATCCGCATACTTATCCATCAAGTCAAAATCCATCGACAACTGATTTAACAAGACTGCCGCTAATTCAGATTTTTTATCGTCAATGACTATCACCTGGACTTCTGGAATCCCCACTTCAGAAGCGTGTTGCAGTCTTCCCAACCCATTCACTATCTTTTTCTTCTTGGTCGTGACAATTGGTATTGATGTGCTCGCCCAGTGGTAAAGACTTTCGGCTTGCCTTATTGCGTGATAGAGGAAATGATTTATGTTTTTACCCATCACCTCTCGGGTATCTTCCATCGTTGAGTCCATACACGGAAAAAATTCTTCAGAGTTCGGGTCAATATCTGGTAAATCTTTTACTGCCTCTTGAATAACAGACATGGGTAGCCGTTCGGAAAGACTCTCCCCTGAGTCATTTTTGTGCATATCGTTTGTAGCCCGATTAAAAACAATATTTACGCCCCGTCTTCTTTCGAAGTCTAAATTGTTCAAAATCACTACAGGAACTTTTTTAGAACCCAATTCTTTAGCAGCATCGAATCTTTGGTGCCCAGAAAGGATCTCTCCATCGCTAGTAACATACATGGGTAGAACCCACCCAAGTTTCTTTAGTGAGGTCTTGACAAGTTCGTACCTATGAGGATCACGCTTCCGAGGGTTATACTTAGCGCCTTTTAATTTCTTTATATCCATCAACTGGATATTTACTGGCTTTGCTTTTCTATCACTCATTCGAATGCCATAGGTTGTCTAGCCCTCTCACCATCCCCCCTTGTCGAAGAAACTCTACGGCGTAAGACAACCGGAAATGAAATTTGCCAGGTGTCCCAGGAGGATATCTGTCTTCTAAGAGTCTAACCGTTGGCTCGAAGGGATATCCCTCCCACTCGGCGTCGAAGAGATCATATCCAGAAAAAGTTTGTGGTACTGGGTTATAAAATACAGGGTCATTTGATATTTTTCCTTCATCGAACGTGTGTTGGTGCTCCACCGTTGTTGTTGGCGGTGGGGTGGTAGTTGTTGTTGTCGGTGGGGCTGTAGTCGTCGTTGAGGGGACATTGGAAGTCCAATGACCATCTTCATTGATTTCAAACATCGGGATTGAGTATCCGAGATTAGCCATACATAGAGACTGCCAAACAGTAAACGATGGTGAAAGTGGGTTTGCTTGCATCCAATAAGGATCATCAAACCGTCTCACTTGTTTGTTGGCATCCAATTGCCATTCAGCCACAAGCCCGCTATCAAACATAAGTTGTTCTAATTCGGGATGCTCACCGCTTGCCCAGTTGCCTAAAGAAAGTATTTGCCCTTCTTCTAAATGTCTTGCCCAAACGAAGCGTGGGTCCTCATTCCCTTTTCCTCCATCTCTAGCCTCCACATATCGTGAAATCATACCTGGAGGGATAATCCCCTGTTGTTCCATTATCGAAATGCGGGCAGAAACTTCTTCATAAGAGATATGGACATGACCTGTTTCTGTATCGCATGGTGTGTAAATTTTGTCGTGGTGTGCCATAGCAGGAGCGGCCGCTAAGACCCCTCCAAGAATGACCGCACCTATTAGTGCTTTCATTTTTTAAATTCGTTATTCCCCGTCGTTGGATCAGCGACTGACGCCCAAACTTCAAACTCGGAAGGCTTGAGTTTCAACATCTGTCCTATCCTTAGACCTCTTTCTTCTTTTGTCATGTAGCCATCACTGATAAGACCCTGCTCCCAGTCGGCATATTGTTTGCCGCATGTGGAAATCCTGGCGTTACCTATTTTGATTGTCGCTACTCGTCTTACGTCTGATGGAGCCCCCACCATTGCAGTTGGGTCTCTCTCTTGTGGTAAATCTTTCAAGATGTCATCTAAATCTGTCGGGTTAAACCCTGTGCCGTCCAAACTGTCTAAATCAATCAACACTTCCGCAAGGATTGTGTTGTAGTAGCCAGCCTTATCGGCGAGTCGATTGTCTGCCAGTAAAACTCTCCTGGCCTCTTCATCATCCACATCAAGGAATACAACAGGAACGGTTTCCCACCCCATTGCTTTAACGGCGTGCCAAGTGTTGTTGCCTTTAAGTATCAAATTACTCGAGGCTTGAACTATCAATGGTCTGTATATACCATTCACTCTTAATGACTCAGAAATCGCCCCAATATCACCTTGTCTGGCGTTCTCGGGATGAGGTTCTAAGGTATCTACAGGGACCGAAACATAGGCTTCAAGTCCAGAGTGTTGGGGGGTCTCCCCCGAAATATGTCCCCATTTCTTGCCACCTTTGGTTGGTTTAGGTTCAGGGTCATCCGTTAATCCGAGTAAAGCCCTTATTTTTAATATGGCTTCCTTCTCATCCCCTAACCCTTCGAACCACTCTTCGAAATAGTTTGCATTGACCAATAAAAGATTTTTACCAACATGGATCTTTGTTGTTGTTGGTTTAACCTCTCCAGTATCTTCTGAACTGCCGCCATCTCCAAATATGTCTTCGTCGCCTTCTTCAAGCAGATACAGCCTGTCAAGGTCCCTATCGTTCCAACCTGAACCGTCTAGATCAGGTTTTAATGACTCAATTAACGAAATTAAGTTTGGTCTGTCGTAAGTCGCTAAATCCGATGTGCGGTTATCCGCCAACAGAATACGTTTTGCCTGGTCGTCGTTAACATCTACATGGACTGCCGCTATTTCATCCCAACCCAGGGACTTGGCGGCTCTCCATGTGTGGTTGCCAGCGAGTATGTTGCCATTTCTCGCATCGACGACTACTGGAGAATATTGACCATTAACCCTGAGACTGTCCGCAATACCTGAGATATCTCCCTTCCTCGGATTATGAGGATGAGAATGAATATCATTTATAGGTACTGCGGTGTCTTTCAGGTCAACGGCAATATTGCTCATACCAAGCCACGTGCAATTCTATTATGGTCGTGGCCATGAGTAGTAAACTTATGAACCCACTGCTTTGAGCATTCTAAAGCGTCTGCAATGTTTTCTAATGTCTCCCCACCAGCACGTGCTTCTCTCAAAGACTGTAGGTGGTTATCCTGTGCCTGTTTGTAAGCCGTGTGTGCTTCTTTCATCGCACGGTCACTGCTTATAACAGTTTCTATTAACCCTGCATTTGCAGGTTTACGTGTTCTAGGCATTATTTTTCCTCTCTTTTGGTCTAAGTGCCTGTACATACAAGGACTGATATGTCTTTGTATCTTTGTCATAATCCCAGCGTTTAGTTTGGACTTCCAGTCCCAACTGTTTCGCTTTCTTATGTATATATCGGGCTAAATCATCAAATGTCATTTTGCGTAGATCTTCTGGACCTAATTTATATATTTGACCATCTAGCCATTCATCCCACGGATAGCCTTCACTCTCTAATCGAGCACTGCTTTTCCAGTGATGAAATTCTTTAATTATTTCTGCCATTACTTTGTCCTTGCTACGAGTGTTTTTACTAATTCGTTCAATATGCTGTCGCTACTTGTTTCATCGCCATCTGTCACTGCGTCAACTATTAGGCGTTTATCAGAAATCAGTCTATAGACATCTTGGTCAATAGTTTCATTTGCTAGTAGATACCATGCAGAAACTGTTTCATCTTGCCCAATGCGATGACAACGGTCTTCTGCCTGGTCGTGATCTGCTGGGCTCCAACCCTGCTCCACAAACAATACGTCTGATGCCGCCGTTAGGGTCAGCCCCACTCCACCGGCTTTCATGTTGAGTACGATCACTCTACATTCAGGATCGCTTTGGAATTTATCTACCGCATCTTGTCGAGCCTGTTGAGTGTCTTTCCCAGCCACCCTGACACCACCATATTTATTGGCGATGCCATCGACTACTGAAATGTGATGGGCGAACACGACCAACTTACGGTCGGTGCTGTCTAGAAAGGTGTCTATCCAATCACAAGCCGCTTCCACCTTTGCTTCTCCAGCAAGGCGCTTTAATGTCATAAGTTGCCCTAATTGATTTGCTGACGTCTGTGCCTGTAATCCAATAAGAACTTCATTCTCTGTGTTCCTGTAAATCTTCCTTGAGGCTGGCGAGAGTTCGATGTCTACCGTGTACCTCCCCTTCGCTGGAAGTTCCTTCAACACATCTGCCTTGTTCCTTCTCACATAACAAGTGCTACGCAGAAGGGTGTTCAACTCCTCTTCATTACTGGCGCCCTTAAAATCCCATCCGTGACCATTATGGGAAGCCGCACAATAGCGTTGTCGGAAATGCCATGAGCCCCCAAAGTCTTCTATTCGGTCAAGGATCTCTAGTTGTGAAACTAACTCGACAGGGCGATTTAATACTGGTGTCCCAGTAAGTGCTAAAACCATACCTGTAGACGGAATAGATTTTGCCAAATGTTTTAAGGCTTTGGTTCGTTGGGCACCACTGTTTTTGGCATAGTGGCTTTCATCAAATATAAGTGAATTGAAACCGACCTTACCTAAAGCATCTTTCTGCTTACTCAAGATGTCATAGTTGATAACTATTACGTCAGCATTTTTGACGCCCACTTTGTTATCTACAATGTGAACAGTCTTACCGGGTAACCACATTCTGACTTCCCTCTCCCAGTTCATCTTTAACGATGCTGGACAAACCACGAGACAAGGGTAAGCCTTTTCGAATTGCACGGATGCAAGCGCTTGAACAGTCTTGCCGAGTCCCATCTCATCTGCGATGAAACAGCGTTTTGTCTCTACTGCATAAGCCACTCCTGCTTTTTGGAAAGGGCGTAATTCAAGTTCTTGCCCTGTTACGGGATGTTTGGTGTTTAAACCCTCAACCACTAAATCGGCATTCTTTGCCTCAGATGCCGCCGCCCGAACATGTTGCTTATGGACTATCTCGTCTGCTTTCGTGACGAGGGATGGGTCCATTTCGAAATCCCATACGTGAGCAACATCAAGTGCTTGTTCCATTGATGTACTTGGTGCTATCCATAGTTTTCTTTTAGAGTCCCAGGTTCTGCCTCGTATTTGCTTGATAGCAAAAATTAGATGTTCATTGGTGCCGCATTCAAAGATAAGACTCGACCCTTCCATGTAGAGGCGCCTCTTTGCTTTTTGCTTTTGGACCTTCTTGGGCTTCACTCCCTTGACTTGATCTTCTGCCGGTTTTGAGAAACTAAATTCGAACTGTTCAGCGAACGAGACAACTCCTGGTGCAGAAGACGCTGGAGCCTTCCATTCTTTCCGTTGTGGGTTCCACTTAGCGCCCTCTATTTGCCGAACTGCGTTTACAACGCTGGAGTCATACCTGAATGTGATAACAAACTGTTCGCCATTGAAATCAATATTCCGACTAACAATATATTCAAGTGCCTTTGCAAGACTGCGTGCTTGGTCTCGGCCGTTGAAGTCCCCTTTCTGTGGAAGAGGGAGTGCCTCAAATGGATGGCCGTATCTTTCTAACTGTCCTTTATAGGTTTGGAGCATGGTGTAAACCTCCCATGAAATGTCATCAGTCCACATATCAGGAGTGATTAGGGAGGCTCTCAAGCCAAACTTTGTATCCGAACCATTAAAGCCCACCCCATCTTGGGAGTTTGCTCCGTCACACTTAGAGGCAATCGCTGAGACTGCCTCGTGTAGTGCTTTCTTAGTCTTTAAGGGTGTCTGTGTCGCTGTGTCCATTTTTTTCTAGTTCTTTCAAGTTCGTTGGTATATCCATTATGTTGTTCAAGAAATCATCCAAGATCTCTCGAGCCGAGCAAACGCATTCGAGTTTTCCCTGCTCGTCATAACATATTTGTTTATGTGTTATTTGAGTTGGCATTATTCTTCTGTTTCGCTTTCCCAAGGGCAGGCTACTAATGAAAGAACATCTAAAGCATCTCGGCAGATGTGATTTTCTGGCAAGAACCTGATGTTGTCCCACAAGTCGTATAGCACTTGAGCCTGCTCTTCTGTGAGCGTGATTGGTGTTGGCATTGAGCCAACTATTGTTACTGTATTCATTTGGTTCTCCTTCTGTATTTCTTTCATGCTTCAAGTGTACAGTCAAAGTAGACCAAACGCAACTATTTATCTTTTTTATTTAGCATTCTGTTGTAGATAAACATGCAGGCAACAAAAATCCCCATAAGAGCCACGTATCCGACTGCCCTGAAGACATCACCCGTCATCTAGGCCCCCCTTGAGCCATGCTCATTGCTGTGATCTCTCTCGCCAGAGCAACCATCTGCTGGATCAATGGCTTAGACACTCCCAACTCTGAGGCTACTTTCGAATAAGTCAAACCTTCTATGCTTCCTCCACCAAAGTCACACGCTTCCTTTACAGAAAGAGCACGCTGTTTAATTATCTGTTGTCTTAATTCACCAACCGCTGGGAGTACTTCCTCATTAAGAATTCTCGCTCTTTCTAGAGGGTCTTCCAGGTTCATTGCTTCTTCAAATTTATTTTCCACTTCACTCATATCTTCCCCGTTTCGTTGATAACCAAAAGAGCCCGATCGTTTCCTCCGTCTACCAAAGGTGCTCTGAAAGTTAATGACGTCACGTACTCTGGACCGTCATCTGGTATTACCCCTGCATCCACTAATCCATCAATGCAGGCTTTTGCTACTGGAAAATGGCCACCTGTGTCTGCCATGTGTCGGCGATCCTTACGACACGGGACAAAGATAACCTCTAGCGCTCTCATTTTGGGCACCTTCGCTTTAAGTGCTTCTTCATAAGCGGACTGTCTCCACGCTTTAACAAATTTTGCCCTTTTGTGGTGATGCCATCCTCTCTCGGTATTAAGAGTGAACAGTTTCCCTTCAATGCTGAGGCTCCAAGATTTTCCTGCCATACAGTCATTCTATACCCCGATCCTTCTTTAATGCGGCTCTTATTTCTGCCAAGTGTTTTGCATTCTGTTCGGGTGAACATGGGGTCGGCTCGGGCGCTTTAGGTAGCCCCATTCTTGAGTTCCGTCTTTCCATATCAGCGAATTCTTTAAACTCTGCCCAGGATGGCCAAAACTTTTTGGCATCTTCGATCTTCACTAAGGCATCAGTTGTCGGCTCAAAATCATAAGGTAATAATTTCTCAATCCAATACTTAACCTCTGGAACCGTTAAGGGTTTGCCGGGCCAAGCGACACTCATCTTCGCAAGTATCCAATCTGCTTGATCTTCAGTCATTTTCCAAAACTGTCATAGTGATACGGACTGACTTCTCTCCGTTTGGTTTCGGAGAATGATAGTCAACGTGATTTATGTTGACTGCTTCTACTGGGTAACCAACAATTTTTGCTATTTGCTCATTGCTGATAAGCACACGAATATCTCTTCGTGACGCACCCACTTTAATGTCATAACCGATTTCAGGAATCTCCATACCTTTTCCCCCTCAGGAAGCCGACTTTGCCTTTACGCTTAACAGGCTTTAAGTCCTTCCCTCGTATCTTCTGCAACTGACCTTTAGTAAATGTGTCTTCCCATAAGTCATAATTAAAACCCATTTCGCTCCTCCCTTGCTTGCCTGATTGCATCGAAACCCTTTGGGGCTTGAACTACATCCTCGACAATCACAGTAGATGGATCTAACTCAGACCAATGATTTGCTATCGCTACTGGAGTGACTGCCGCTTTGGGAAATTTACGTCTATAAATTTTGACCCTTGTGAATATCTCATCAGGGGAAGCGCTTGATTCTTTTAAGAGTTTGACCGCCTTGTTATAACGTCCCCTCTCATTGGAATTTAGGTTTGAAGTGTTTACTCCACATGCCTCCATAATTGCATCCCAAACGAGATCTTGTTTTCTTTTTTCATCACGAGGTTCTATTTCGTTTCTATTACGGTTATATGACGGTTCATGTGTCAAGGCTTGAGGCTGCTGAGGTATCGCAATGACATTGCTGGGGTGTCCCTCTGACCCCTCAGGGGTGTCAGTCTGAGACCCCTCAACTACCACCTCTAACTCAACAACTTCTGCTAATTCTTCGTCTCGTGTTAATTGAAGTGTGTAGGTGTTTGATCTCCTACCCCCACCTTCTTCTTTGACCAAATAGTTCTTTTCGACCAAAGATTTCACACATCTTTGGACAGTTGAACGAGACAAGCGAGTGTATTTACCTAAGGTTTCTATGGACGGCCATGAGCCAGTTCCATCAGGGCTCGAGTGGTTAGCAATACCAAGCAAAACAAATTTCTCGTTTGTTGTTATTTCACCCTGTAAGTCCAATACCCACACCATGCACTCAATTGCCATCAGCCCTTACCTCGAGAAATGACAGCCTTAATTGATCGTTTAGTGTCGCAGAAATTATCAGGATCTAGACCAGGAATATGAGCCCGAAGAGCGGTTACTCTCCAGTCTCTAAACGCCGCACATTTGAGAAGCCGTTCCACTACTGCTTCCATCCACGGTGCAATAATGTCACGTTCGTATATTTGCTCGCCTGTGTCTTGATCCACATAAGACCTTTGTTGGATCTCATCCAGGCAAGTGTTAACAACGGAGCGAAGCAAGACATCATTCTGCCAATTACTTCTGTAATTAGAAACCTTCCGTTCAATGGTCAACATGCCTGACTCAAACTTCCGAGTTCCTGATTGATCCATGATGGTCACTAAAGCCTCATTCGCCTGATTTTCTAAATCACGCAAATCTGATTTTTGCCACTTGGATGTTTCAAGCAGATCGACAAGACGATTTTTCACATCATCGTCTCCACCTTCTGCCAACTCTTGCGCTTCCTTAAGAGTTTTACGTTGAAGATCCAAAAGTTGTTTTTGGAGTTCTTCTATTTCAAATAAGTTGTCTTTCAGTGTCATACCTAAATACTTTCAGTCGTAGACCAGGTTGGTCTGGGTTTTGTGGGGAAACAATCAAACGATCAACGAATGCTCGCCATTCATTCCCCTTTTCCATATCTCGTGTTAATTGCTTTGCTAAGAACGCAGGAATGTACCCTATGTGCTCACCGCCGATTAAAACCTTTATTGCATTTACATCGGCAGGGTTTTCAGGTTCAGACACAAGACAAGCCGGAACCTGACGCCCTGTGGCAAGTAAACCTGAAACAGCGAAAACACTATTTGGGTAATCGCTCCTAAAGGTAACCCCTGCCACTGCCACCTCTAAAGGAGATGCCAAGACTGTCATTAAAACTCTTCTTCGGGATCGTCGCTTTCATTTTGTGCGACAAGATCTTCAACGAACAATTGCAAGGTGTTGAACTTACTCACCGAAGTTATTGGCCATTCCGCACCAGCAATTTTTTTGCGATACTCACGAGCCTTCTCAACTAAATCTTCAGGTAAACGAGAAATCATCTTTTTCAGATTCTCGTGTGATTCCTGCATGTGTGAATCTGAGTCCCAGTCGTCTTCGACCAATTCACCACCGAGTTGTTCGGTTACCATTTCAACCAGTTTACGATTATCCACTTCGTCTTCAGTGGGTAACGTCTCTGTGACAACCTCATTTGAGGTTTCAACCACACGGTGAAGGTAATCACCATCGGCCATCACGTTTCCTGATATGGCGCCATGCTCTGCTTTGCGTTGCTGGTATGTGACCAACACTTTCAATGCACTTGCTGTGTCGTCGTAACCGGCTCGCTTCACTGCACGACCCAATGCCTTAGTGCACAAAATATTCCATGCGTCACTGGCGTGATCGTTTTTACCATTTTTGGCATCCGATACTGGCTTATAACCAATAATCGGGAGTTCGTCAGTAGGGGAAAGAAGAATCTGGCATACGCAGTACTCTTCCTCTCCACCAAATTTTTCAGGGATACCTATTTCCACACCTTTTACATGTGTGAATTCAAATACCGCATCTGGATGATCTTGTTTAAGCATTCCCCACCTGACGGATGGAGATACATAATCTTCCGCTATCTGTGCCATGTCTTTCGCTCCTGGCTAGTTGTTACTGTCAAGAACGACTATACACCCTAAAAGGAGTTTATGCAACACTCATAGTTGACGCCCACCAAGTTCCTCTACAGAATTAGAAAAAAGTAAGTTAATAATCGCAAACTGAAGAGTCCCTCCACTCGCAAGATTAAAAAGGGCAATAACCTCCCAAAAGTCATCATCTTGGGATTCTTTTATATGAGCAAAAGCATCCTCATCAAACAGTCTTATGCCTTCGACTAGGGCAACGGCGTTGTCATACAACGGAACCGCACACGCTAATCGAAATTTATAAGACCCCATGATCCCAGTTTAGGCGGTGTCGTCATCCTCGTCAGGAACGGCGGCCAAAGGTTGTGCTTCTACTTCCGTGCCAGCGCCACTACGAAGTGCCTCTATAAGAGCGTCTTTCACAGCAAGGTCAGCAGTTAGTCCAGCGATTGTGGCTGTAAGTTTATTGATTACAACCTGAATATCTATTTGAGTTTCTTCTTCCATGTGTACATACTACACGGTGGGATCATCAACAGCAGCCACGGCGTTGTTTCTAGCCATGATCCAGAGTTGTTCATTAACCCAATTTTGAATCCATGTTTTCACAGCCGCTTCTTTATCCGCATCGGAATCATTCCCACCAGCGGGGTTAACATGTTTTTCAAAGTTTGTTAGTTGAGCATCAGGGATGCTGATTGTCATATCTACGGCCATAGTTAAATCCTATCTCCTATCCTTCCAAAGCAGCAATTCTGCTTTCCATTTGTTGTAAGGCTGCTACTACGTCAGCCAATATTGCGTGCATTTGATACATAACAGGGACAGCATCATCGAGTGTTTTACCGGCTTTCCCTGGATCATTGATTGGTTCACCATCACTATCAATCCAATCGTAAGAAGCAAGTGATTTGTCAACAGCCGCTACTTCTTCTGCAACAAACCCTCGTTGAGCATGGAATCTAGCCATTTCATTGTCGGGCTCGATTGAATCATTAAAGAAAAAATTCACAGGGCGCAACGCTTTGACACGTGCCAGAGCATCATCCTTGCCAACAGTCGTAATATGGTCTTTCGTGGCCAGACGAGAGGTGTAGTACCTTATCGAGTTAGAAGTAAAAGTAAGGTAGTAAGGGAACGAGGTAGTGGTTCCCAAATTTAAACCAGTGGAAAGACCGGCGCTAGCGACTTCTGATGGGCTAGTCCTGCGTGTAACCCCCCACCCGTAGTCATACAACAGCCAGTTGCTAGAAGATATGGCACTCCACGTTAGTGATCCCCAAGCGATACTGATAGCAACAGAACCAGTGTTCGGACTTGCCGCCAAACCATAAGAACTAGAAGCAGTAACTTGGGTAACCCCTGAACTACCACCACTTGGAACTTCTGCTGCCGCTATGCCAGTTACGTGCCCTTGGCTGTCAAGAAAAATATCCTGAATAAAATACGGGTCAGAGTTATTAGAACTGCTGGCATAACTGCCTTGGTGAGCGACAGTCGGAACATTCCCAGTCAGCGTGTAGTTCGCGAGACTTGCAGTGTTCAGAACGCCACTTTGAGTCATAAGACCGGAGTTCCCCAACCCAGTCAGGTAGGTAATCATCGCACTAACTGTGGTCTTCCAAGAGTACCCAGACTCGATACCCCAAATCATGTAAGGGGTGCCAGAATTACCATTCAGGTTTGAGCCTGTGTAATTTTTAACATGGTGACCTATCGTCGCCACATTGCCAGATCTAGATATCTCTATTCCCTTTTGAGCGCTAGCAGTCGGGTACTGCAAATCAATAAAATCGTTAGATGCTTCAGCGATCTCTTCACCGGAATCACCTTGGACTTTGAAATGCCAACTATTACCACCACTCCCACCAATGGCAGTGCCATCCCATTTTAGAGTCCCGCCATCGTTGTAGAGATGGTTAGAAGTGTTAGAGGGTGTTGAAGACGTCATGTATATAGGACGGCTGAGACTAACTACGCCCGAAGAGCCAGGCCATAAATAGATGTTGTCATCAGCGTTCAGCATTATCGACTGGCCGGAACCACCAGCATTTACCAAAATTGGGATGTTATCGTCAGCCGAAACGCAGGCACGGTAGAAGTTGTCGCCAGACCCCATCCAAACGCCCCGCCAGTTGCTCCCCAAACTGCTGTAAAGACCACCTTTTATCGCACCGTAATAGTCCAAGTTTGATGAACTACTTCCCCATGAAAGCGACTGTCCGTTTAACCCGAAACCGCTGTCGCTGACACCCGACATGTACATGTATGGGGCTGAGGCGCCGAAGGCAAACAGGTTATGGCTGGCCACTATATTCCCAGCAGAGAAATAACCGTTATTGTTTCCACTACCTAGAGCAAACTGG